TATTAAGTTAAATTGTTCTTGAAAATCACTGTTTAGCGGATCTGCCCATACAATATTTTGACCTGCTAGGTTGACTCCTCTACTATCGTATATTTCTTGAGAACTTGAAATACTGTTAATTCTTAAAAAACCTTCAGCAGTTTTATTTCTATGTGGCTTGTATCCTATTTGTCTAGCAATAGATAATACGTTTTCTCTTACTTCAGCAGTTTCTAAGAATGTTTCTCTTAAATTTAAATCTGCTCTGAATGCTATGTTTTGTCCGAGGAATGAAATTAAATCAACTAATGCAACATATTCACTGCTATTAATAAAGTCATTAAAATCTTCTCCGTAATTAACCTGGATATGATCTAGTAGTGCTTCTCTTAATGATTCAAAATCATATGCTTTAAAATCTGCATTGACTAAATCTCTATAACTATTAAGCCAGCTCTCTGCGGCGTTTAACTGACTTAGACGCTTTGTCTGACTCATTAAAATTCTCCTTTATTAAATTCCAAAGGAAGTGTAGTTACTTCATTCTCTGGACGATAAATTAGTGTTACATCAACATTAACTGAATGTTCATTTTCTATTGTCTGAACTTCAACGAATTCCCATCTAGGATCTTCTGAAATAATTCTAACAACATCATCTCTTATTAGTTGTCTTGTACTGTCATCAAGTGGATCAAAAAGCAATTCCCATATTATACTGCCATGCGATGGTAGCATAATACGTTCGCCTAGCTTTGTTCCAAATTGATTCAATAAATCTTGTTTTGCTAGATCAAAGTTAGTCAGCACTGGTTTTGTAAAACTAGTGCCTATTGTACTGTATCCTTTGTATTTTGTTGTCAATGTAGCCATAACTATATTTAGCACCCTTATTAAGCAGGGTTATTACTGTTATGCCCTTGTAGGTGTATTTGGCGGATTATTTTCGCCAGTATGAGGATTTCCATGTTTATTTTGTAATGATGCAACTTGTGTTATAGTAGAACCAGGAGGTATTTTTCCTGTGTTTAAAAAGTAGCTTCTTTCGTACTGTGCTCGTTGTAATTTGTTAGGAGGAAGGTACTTTGATTGTAGTCTTTTACCAGTAGATGGCCCATTGCCCAAATCAGTTTTCCATTGGTCGTTTTGTGGTTGTCTTGCTCTTTTCTTTTGTACACTTTTAAAGTCAGCAGTAACTCCTTCGTTCATAAGTTCACTTGCACTTTTCTGAGCTCCTTGTACTTCGCCTGTTATTGCATATTTTGCTTCTGAGTTACGTTGAGTAGCATTTGGTGTATAATACGCATTTGCCCATATAGTTGCAATATCTTTAGGTTGAGGTCTGCCATCACCACTTGCTTTTCCGCTATCTACTAATTGATCTGCCATTTTATAAGCATTACCTGGATTTCCAAAAGAAGCCATACACAATGCATCAAACATTGTTTGTGTAATACAAACTGTGTCTTTACCAATCCTCTTAATTAGACGGCGCCTTAGAGGAGGAGTCATATGTCTATCAATAATTTGTCTACTTGCAATTCTTGCTTCTGCTTCACTTGGTCCATCAACTAGTGCTTGTTTTATACTTGCATCTAGTTTGCTTGCAGAGTTTTGTGGTCCCCAGATATCAACTCTAGTTCCATATCCAACACTATATCCTTGAAAATCTGCATACATCATTCCTCTATATGCTTCTCTACTTTTCATCATATTAAATGCTTTTTCACTCATTACTGCTCCTTTTAAACTTAAAGGAGGCATACAAGAAACAGCATCAGCAGTCAATGGAATTCCTGTTTGTTGAGAAACTAGTTCTCCTTCAGCATTTGCAACAGGCAACAATGATTCATAACTTTCTGGAGCTGGAACTACTGTAGGACTACCAGGAACACTTGCTAAAACTGCTTCGGGTGAGTTTGGACTTAACGTTCCAACTGGCAATGTAATTTTTTCACCACCTTCGAACTTTCCGTGTCCTGCCCAAGGCTCATGCTCTGGTACTCTAGCAGATACACTTTCTCCTACTAGTTCATTTACAATATGATTATGTACTTCGGGCTTAGTTGCCTTTGCCGCAACAGGTCCGTTCATATCAATTCTTTTTGCAGTTTCTTTATAAACTGCCGCTACATTGACATCCATTCCTGCTAGTGATGTTTGAAATAGCCCTTGACCAGCTGTAACATTATAACTCTGTCCTGTTTCAATTTTAGTGTTTTCTTTTGACTTCACGTTAATATCTTTGACTGCTTCTATATTAATATTTTTACCGGCATGCATATTAATATTCTCTTCTGCATGAAAAGATATGTCCTTCTGTGAGTACACATCAATGTTTCCTTCTTCGTCTAATTCTATCCAAGCAGTACCTTTTGCATTAATAATGTTAATATACCCGCCCTCTTCGTGCATCTGTATTTGGTGCCCACTAGAAGTACGAAAACGTATTTGTCCGTCGAGTCCTTCTTCTCCGTCGTCTAACATAAGACTATGCTGATTAGGAGTTAGTATACCATATGCTAATCCAGGATGGCTTGAAGCATTTCTAAAAGGACCAGCATTAGTTTGACCTCTTCTTAAATCTTTATCAATTCCTTGTTCACTTAATCTAAAACTAGCAGGGTGTTCAGGCCTACGCATGATATTTTTATCTGAAACATTCCATCTATTTCTATCGCCAATTGGCCTTACTAAACCTTCGTGTGTGGCTCCTGACGCAACTCCTGGCAATGCATGTGTTTTATCGTCATGTGGTACACATGCCCACCATACGCCTAAGTTTTTATCTCCATTAATAAAAGAGCATATTACAAACACATTTAAGTCTGGTGGAACATGCCATATACCATAGGCTCTATCTGTTTCTTCATAATCAACTGAACCTTTAACTGGCTTCTCTGCTTGGTGGTTTGTTGATCCAGCAAAAGGAGGACAATACTTTACTCTTCTCCAATGATCTGGATTATTTTCATCTCCGAGAAACTCTTTGATATAAACTTCAAGTACACCCATGCCATAGGGGTCTGCATTGTTTTTAATTTTACCAAGATACACTCCTGTAAAACTTTCTAAATCATATGGTCCTGTTGACATATTATACTCCTGCTTTTCCTGCTTCGTTTGCTTTTTTAAACTTTACATTTCTTTCTTTTTTGATCTTCTTCTGCATTGCTTCTTTTGCTTTTTGTCCTAAAAGAGGATCTTTTGTTCCTTTTAACTTTGATGTAAACTTTCCACCTGTAAATGTATGTACAGTTGAAAAAATCCTATATACACCCGTAATCAAATCTTCTTTGTCTAGGTCCATAAGGTCTTTGTCGTTTCTATCTGCACTTGGTACTCCGACTTCTAAGTAGACTGAATTATCTACATTTTGCCCAGCTGTTTTTGCTAAGTGTTCTTTTAGTGCTTCCTTGTAGTTTCCTATATTTTCGATATAAAAATTTATGTCATCTTGTACTGGTGCTTTTCCTTCTACTCCTGCTGGTGTTTGGTGTAGCCAAAACGGATCTCCTAAAACATCAAAATCTAATGTTATTAAATCTCCACTACCTGCACTTGCACCAGCATGTAATTGTTTAAACAAATGTTTTGAAACAAACTCTGCTCTTTTGCCTTCTGATTGTGTATCTTTTGTTTTACCTTGTGTATTAGTTGGAGTAAACATAGTCTTATAGATATTTGCTTCTTTTTCTTGTGCTTTATTTACATCAGGTTCTGTTAAATCTTCAGCAAATCTAAAAGGAGCAAGTTTTTCATCTTGTATTCTTTTTATTGTCGCTTCATCTCTTCTTTTATTTTCAGCATTTTGTTTTCTTGCAACTTCTCTTAATTCCTTGGCTGATGGTTTGTTCTTTGTAGTTTTTGCTTGTGGAACAGAAAGGTCATTAATTATTGACAGAGGAATTCTCCAAAGGTTATTAAACTTAAGATCTAAGTTTAATATTTCAGTATTTTCTCCTGAATAAATCCACTTATATGCTTTTCTAATAAGTCCGTTTTCAATATAATCATCAATCCTAGCAGATACATCATCTATAGATGAAGTCTGTTCTAATTCATTAGGATCCATAAGATCTTTGGCTAAAGCCCTTGCACCTACAAATACTTCTACATCTACTGCTTCTTTCATTCGTTTAGCATCAAATGAATCTTTGCCTTGTACAGTAACTCCTGTAACAACTAGTATTGACTTCTTTAACTTTTTAAGAGACTCTGGTTTTGGTTTTACACTTTCTTGGTCAAATGCATCATTTGTTAAATATTTTACAAGCTCTGGCGAAGTGCCAAACATTTGATGTATAAACCCTTGTATTGTTTCTCCTGGTGCTAGTGCAATATTACCATCCGTAAATATACTCATAAAAAAGCCTTCGCTTTTTGTTGCAATTAGTTTTGAATCAAAATCAAATTTTAATTTCTTTAGTGTGTCGCAAACATAAAATTTATAGGTGTCTGCTTTTTCTTGTATTCCGTCTTTAACTAATTCTTTTTGGTACTTGTTTAATCCAGTTTCTAATCTTGTAATAAGACCTTGTATATTATTCTGTTTACTATTATCATTGTCTTTGTCGACAGATACACCTTTTTCTATTTTCAACACTTCTGTATTGCTAGAAGAACCTAAGTTTGTTACTAGTTGTAAACTATATGTTGAACCTCTTAAATCTAGACTCATTTCTAAATCAGTAATTGTAACATACCATTTATAAACCATTTCGTTACCTAATCCATCTTTGCATATAACTGGCATGTCGTTTTCGTAACCTTTGAAGTTTACTTCTAATAAAAATATTGCTTCTTGAGAATTAGGATAGTTAAACGATCTTGCAGACTTTGCAATCATCTCTGGTAGTTTAGCACCCAAAGGTTCAGTTATTCCCATTTTAAATGTATGATCTATTGCAGACATATAAAAGGGTTGTGGGTGTCCAGGATTAGCTGTTGTTATTTCAAGCGATTCTAATACAATCGAACCAACTGATGCTGAGTCTAATACTTTAATCCCTCTTCCGTGATTAAATGATCTTTCTTTTATTTTAAGTGTTCTTTCGTCGCTGGGCATCATAGTTAACACTATATTATAGGTATAACTAGGATATGCTAATAAAGGATTATCTCCTACTTCACTAGCAAGTTTTGGAGGAGCTTGAATTGACTCAGGTGCAAGTTTCGCTATGGCCATTTTAAATTCCGTC